ACTAAATTATCAACTAGACTTCCTTATGAGTCATCTAAAGGTGAAATAAGGAACCACAAAGGACTGTAATATGCCCAAACTTAAAGGATATAAGAACCCTAAGCCTAAACCTAAGGTAGGTAAGAAGCCACCTAAGCAGAAACCTGTGAAACTTAGGACGTATTAGGTAAACTATGTGTGCTCCCTCAGATAATTTAAAGTAAAAATCTGAGGGGGTATACGCACTAGTCGAAAGCAAAATTTCCCCCCATCGACACTTATATATTCATTAGAGCGACACAAAGAAAACTTAAAGTTTGACACAATGTCATCATTAGGCTGGCTGGTGTGGTCATTATGTTGTCTACAGGTTGGGCTTGTGTCTCTTGTGTGGTAATTTGTTTTTTTATTTATCATTAAACATAGGGCAAACAAGGGATAACACTTATGGTATACCACAAGCCATGCAATGTGTGTGTTATGTTAATCAGCTCAAGCCTTTTGTTTACAATAAGTTAGCCTGGTTGTGACTTATTGCTAACATTAATTATTGTTAATGAATGCATTTTATTTTTCTGTTTATTGCTTTTATTTATTTTTTTAGTATATTGACATCAACATTAATTAAACACGGAGACAACACAATGAACTATAAGAATTTAACACTTAAAGAAATACGAAAAGCAATTAGATGGAGTAAGATTTATTATAATACTGATATAACTAAAAGCCTTAAACTTTTAGAGAAACAACAGCAAGTGATTAATAACGGATGGATTAACGAAACAATAGAAGAAGAAACAACAAATTAATTTAACAAAGGAGATACACAATGGAAACCATCAAGATGTTAGGTGTAAGTCTTATAGGAGCATTGGGCATTATGAGTTGGTATTTTGTATTTAGTCACTTATTAATTGCTTTAACTAACTAAGGGACAACATAATGTATAATTTTTGGGGTAAACGATTAGACGGTGAGTATTATAGAGAATATAGAGAAACATGGAAATTATTCTTGACACACAATCACAATATGATAGTTTATGTGTCTATTAGTAATAAACTTTAATTAACCAAAGGAGAACACAATGACCAAAGTAAAACCATTACTTGGAAGAACGGGTAAACCAGTAGCTAATCAATATGTTATTGAAGATGACCAAGGGAATACATATTTTCAAAGCTATGATAGCATCATTGCTAAGATACCAGACTTAAATAATACTACTGCTTTTACTAAAGATGACCTCAATTCTCATAGATTTGAAATAGTCCTAGATAAAACCTATTGGAACTATAGCGTAACTACTAGTAAATACCGTAACCAATTCTTAAATGAATCAACAAAAGAAACACAAGCTAAGATAAATAGTGGTGAGTATAAATTAGTTGATCTAAATAACTAAAGGATAAACAAAATGTATAAACTAGACATTAATGATATTCTTTTTGCTTGTTTATTTGGTGTACTCACTGGTATACTAATTCTAATATTGTTATAAACCTTTTGAGAGAGGTAGAACCATGAAAAAACAGGATGCAGTCTTTATAGCTTGTGAGCATAGCGGGACAATAAGAGACAAGTGCTTAGACAATAATATTCTGGCCTTTAGTGTTGACTTATTGGATGGTGAAGGAAAACATAAAAACTATCATATCAAGGGTGACGTATTTAAAGCTTTTGATATACTTAGTCAAGTGGTTAACATTAAGATGCTGATAGGCCATCCTAGCTGTACATATTTAGCTAATAGTGGTGTATGTCACTTATGGTCTGACAAGCAGTCTAATGGTGTATCAAGGGGCTTTGATAGATATACTGATATGATAGATGCCTGTAATTTCTTTAATGATTTAAGAGATCTTCCAGTAGAATATAAAGCTTTAGAAAATCCAATACCACATAAGTATGCTAAAGCTATCATTGGTAACTACGATATGCTTACACAGCCTTTTCATCATGGTCATGAGGAGTCTAAAGCTACCTGTTTTTGGCTTGATAACCTACCACCATTATTTAAGACTAGAATAGTCAAACCTGTCAAGGGTTCAGCAATGCACAAGCTACCACCAACTAAAGATAGATGGAAGCTAAGAAGTAAAACTTATGATGGTATCAGTGATGCTATTGTTAGACAATGGATTAAACCTGTAATGAAAGGGATCATATAATGAAAACTGTACTACTACCAAAGCAATACAAATATCAAGTAAAACTACCTTACACAGAAGACACAAAACAAGCTATAGATAGTTTGAAGAAACAAGCTAAAGGTAAATTTAAAATAAGAGTAAGAGGCTCAGGCCCAAGGGCTAAATGGAGTATGATTGATTCTAATGGTTATACCTCAAGAATGTATGATCAATCTCTACCTCTTAAATATGCTACTCATGTTAGACTTTATATCGAACCTGTGGAGGTATCAAAATGATACAAGAACTATCAAACTTAAGAGCAGACTTAGATCAATACTACACTCAAACAGATGACTATCAACTATGGAAGAAAGAAAAAGCAAAGTGGGACTATTATAGTGCTAAACTGTTAATATTTCAAGTCTATATGACTAATACCCGTAATTTCTACTTAGGTGTTATGAGCTAATGAGATCAGATTCTAGGCTATCATATAGTAAACCTATATGGTGGCTTAGGGTAAGACCTTAAATAGCAACACAAGGCTACTCAGAGCCTCTCTGAGGATATTACAAGGAGAATACAATGTCATTCAAGCTAAAGAAGTTAGATAAAGCTAGTACGAGACAGTTTGCACCTTATTCACAGATCATAGAACATATCTATTGTGATAAATGTAATACTAGAGACACCTCTAGTCTATCAGTAGGTTTTACTTTACTGGGTATACAGTTCTTTTGTGACAATTGTGAGAAATCTGTGCTACATATAGCTCTAAATTCTGGTGAATATACTGTTGATCCTTTCTCTCATGGTAGATTTAATAAGAGAAACATGACAAAGGGTGTGGAGAGGATGAATAAATATTCATTAGAGCTTAGTGGTCTAGGATGTATTACTTCTATGGATTTACTTGCAAAGAAGAAACAAGAAGAGACAAATGACTATGGTTATGAGCATGACATTAGACACACTACTAGTTACAATAGTTAAACCTAAGTAAACAAAGGATAAACTCATATTTTAGTTGAAGTAGGACTCATTTCTATATAGTATAACATATAGTATATACTATAGTCTTACTTTAAAGTATTAGACAAGTATAAGAAGGTCTATAGTTAATACATAAGGAGAAACATAATGTATAACCATAAGAGTAACAGTGTAGATTTACATAGTTTAGAACATAGTAAGATTCACGGGGTAAACATAAAGTCTTATGATAAGTCAGGTAATGTCACTGATTCTACTCATATTCCAGGAATCAAGCTACATGATGAAGTATACTCTACTAAAACTAGAAAGTTTATGACTGTAGATGACTACCATGCTACTAAGAAGAAAAAGTACTTAAACAGTCTGAGATAAGGAGACACAATGAATATCTTTGTGCTAGACCATGACATCGAAAAGTGTGCTAAATATCATTGTGATAAACACGTTGTCAAAATGATACTAGAGTCTGCTCAGATGTTATCTACAGTATCCAGAGAGAATGGTGGTGAAGTAGGTTATAAGGTAGTCCATAAGAATCATCCTTGTACTAAGTGGGTAGCTGAGTCTTTAGATAACTGGTTGTGGCTGCAGAAGTTGACTATGTATCTAAATAGTGAGTATCGGTATAGGTATGATACAGAGGTTAATCATAAGTCTTATGAGGTAGCTTGTTCTTTGACTAGACCTGATATTCCTAGTATGGGACTCACACCATTTAAATTAGCTATGCCAGAACCATATAAACACAGAGACCCAATTAAGGCATATCGCGATTACTACTGGTATGAAAAGAATGATCTACTAAACTGGACTAAACGTGAAATACCTGATTGGATTTTTACTTATTAGTAAGTTCAGGTTGCATTTGTTTTAAAGATATGCTATAAGAGAGATGTTTGATGGTTTTTGTCTCTCTCCTTGGGGCTTAGGGTATTCCTTTTGATATCCTAAGTCCCTACTTAATTTAACCAGGAGATATACTATGCAAGATTTATGTAGTGAAATGTCAAGAAATAGTACTAGGTTTGCTAATGGTGATGGTGCTTTTGAAACAGCTAACTACAATTGGGAAGGTCAAGAAGTTGAAGAAGAAAGAGACTTAAATAGAAATTCAGATATAAGCCAAATAAATTTAATTGGTTCATGTGACATTAAACCAAGCAATGAGACTTATCGTGGGATGATAGAAGATTTAAAACTACAAAAGAAATATAGCAAACAAGGTGAATAAAATTATGATTAGACTATTCTTAATTATAGCGATTATTCTTTCTACTGTTTGTTATGCTATTTACATTCAGTTGTGAATGAGATAATCATAACTATTATGCTTATTATTCCACCAGCATCTCAAGGAGTAAACTGGGATATTGGTGAGATACATAATCAGCTACAAGTTACCTTTAAGTCTGGTGTCAAGGCCAGCTATTCTGCTATTCAAGTGCCTTGTCACACTAAGCCTATGAAAGAAGGATGGGCTGTGTATCATACCAAGTCGATAGGACAGGAGACTTGCTACCTCACTGATACTAATTATCCTGTCATGGTGCGTGGGCCTTGGAAAACTACGATAACAAAGACATTCAAACCTAAGGAGAAACAAAAATGAGTTGGTTACCTAATGATGAGTGGTACGAAGATATATTTGATAACTGCAAGAATAGAAAAGAAGTAGAGGACAAAGCAGTAGAGATGATTAGATATAGAGATAAAGAAAGATATGAGTCTGAAAGTAATGCAGTGACTATAGCTCAAGGTCATGCAGCTACAATAGAATCTCTTATTAATCAAATGTACTAGGAGCAACACAATGATAGTCTTAGTCACCTTAGCACTTACTACTTTTAGTTCCTACCTAGTCATGCCTTCCTGGTTTGATCATGGCTCTTACAGCCAGTACTCCACTCACTCTACCCTAGAAGAGTGTCAGCTCGTCAAGCATGGTATGGACGCAATCTGTGTCGGAGATTCACCATCTCACTTATATGTTAATGATGAAACAGAAGATGTACCAGAGGATTTCAATAAGCCTATGGTGTTCACTAAGTGTGATTATTGGGCAGGGTGTTACTCGCATAGACCAGTAACAAGGACTAACACAGTACAATGATCTGGATTGAGAGCTTTCTATCAGTATGGGCTTTGATAGCCATACGAATGTTAGCTCAAGGCCACAAGGCAGGGCCTATCGTAGGTTGGATAGGTCAGGTCTTGTGGGTTTCCATGTGGATATACACTGGTCAGTATGGTTTTATTCTTATTGACGTAGGACTAGGGTATATCTACTTGGAAGCTTACTGGAAAGGAAGAAACAATGCGTAGTCCAATGCAGTTGCATCACCATTTAGGACTCTATTCACCTGAAGAGTTAGACAAGATTATAGAGCTAGGTGATTCACTAGACCTAGTAGAAGGTGCAGTCCTGGTGAAGGGTCAGGACTCTGTAGAGCACAAGAAGAGAAACACCAAGATAGCATGGGTACACCATACTCATGAAACAGCTTGGATATTCATGAAGATGGCTAAGTTATGGTTGCTTGAACCTATATCTATGCTACAATCATTTCAATATAGTGTCTATGATGTAGGTGGTCACTATGATTGGCATAGGGACATAGGTGCTAATGATGAGATCGTGAGTGACAGGGTAATATCTGGAATTCTTCAGTTGAGTGAACCCACAGACTATAGGGGTGGTCTACTGGAAATAGAAGGTATCTTTGGTAGTCATACTACAGAGAAAGAACGTGGTATGGTAACTTCTTTTCCAGCTGGATGGAGACATAGAGTAACACCTGTCACTCACGGTATCAGAAAGACTTTAGTTATGTGGGGATTGCGTTAATGCTAAATAGACAGAAACTCTTAGAAGACGAGATGATAACTTTAGGAGTCAAAAGGTATCGTCATGAGAATACAGAAGCTAAGAAAGGTAAACATGAGTCTACTACTCCTGCTGGTATTCAATTTATTCGTAAAGGTTGTGGTAAGATTGTCAAAGCTTTAGACAAGCTTAAACTTGACTATGTTAAAGGTATACCTGTCCAGTGTGAAAAAGAAGTAATGGAGCTATTGACTAACTCTGTATCTTCTGAGGTAGTAGCCTTCCTAGCTCTTAAAGCTTGTGTTAATCACTTGTCTACTCCAGTTAAGCTAGTCAAGGTAGCCTTAGAGATAGGATCATTCATAGAAGATGAGACAAGGTTCAGAGCCTTTGCTAAAGAGAACGCACCTTTGTTTGGTGTGGTGACTAGAGACCTATCTAAGAGAACTACCAACTACAGGAAACAAAAGAGAGTACTTGTACACTCAGCTAATAAAGCAGGGATTGAGTGGCATAACTGGTTGACAGCTGATAAAACCAGGCTAGGTACTTTACTAGTCAAGATGGTTTGTGAAGCTACCAAGCTATTTGAAATTAAGAAACATAATAACAATACCTCAAGAAAATTTAAAAAGGTGTACTGGTTAGAAGCTACTGAAGCTAGTCTCAAATGGATAGATGATAAGAATAGTGTATGTGAACTATTAAGTCCTGTAAAGATGCCTTGTTTAATCTATCCTAGAAAGTGGGATAGTGTTTACACAGGTGGCTACTACCAGTACACCAAGATGAACTTAGTTAAATCTTCAGATGCAGCATATCTTCAGCAATTAGATAATACTAATTTAAAGGAGGTGTTTCATGCAACTAATATCGTACAAGGCACAGGGTGGAGAATTAACAGTAAGGTCTTTGAGGTTATGGAAGCCTTATATGACAATCAGTCAGTGTGTCAGGTCATCCCAGAATCGGGACAAAGACACATGGAAACGTCATACCCTAAAACAGGGACGAAGGAAGAAATAATAGAATGGAAAAGGACAGCAACACTACTACATACTGATAATGTCAGACGTAAGACTAAGCGTATACAGTTCGCTCAACTTATGTGGATGACTAGAAAGTTTAAAGATGAAAAAGCTATATATTTCCCTCATACCTTGGACTTTCGTGGACGTATGTATGCCAACACAGCCTTCCTCAATCCCCAAGGTGAAGATTCCGCAAAAGGCTTGTTGGAATTCTCTACGGGAAAACCTTTGGGTTCTTCAGGACTCGCATGGGTCAAGGTACACCTCAGCAATTCTTGGGGGTTTGATAAGGCATCCTTGGAAGAACGACTAGATTGGACGGACAACAACGAGGATATGATAATGCGTATAGGCATTGATCCTCTTACAAGTCGTGAATGGATGGAAGCAGATAAACCTTGGCAATTCCTTAGGGCTTGCTTTGAGTATGTTTGTTGTAACAACAATGAGGATTATATTTCTCATCTTCCTATCACGGTGGATGGTAGTTGCAACGGTCTTCAACATTTTTCTGCTATGCTTAGGGATGATGTTGGAGGCTCTGCAACTAACCTTATTAATCATGATCAACCAGAGGATATCTATGAAATTGTCAGAAGAGAAGCAGAACAACGAATGGTTCTGGACAATGATGCAGATTTTAGGTTATGGGGTAACGGTTGTCTTTCTCGTGCGTTGGTTAAACGTCCTGTAATGACTACTCCTTATGGTGCTACACTATACGGAATGAGGGATCAAATACATGAAGAACTTAAAAAGCAGTTGGACAAAGGAGTGGTATTTCCAGGTATTGATAGCAGTACTGATATGTGGCCTCATTGTAAATATCTGGCTTTTCATATCTATGAAGCTATTGGAAGGGTTGTTATATCTTCTAGGTTAGGCATGAAGTGGCTACAGGATGTAGCTAAAGCTTCTAACAAGTTAAAGAGACCTATCTACTGGACTCTGCCTACTGGCTTTGTAGTTAAGCAGAAGTACATAAGGTCAATAGTCAAAGAAGTAAAGACTATAATAAATGGGCGTATGGCTTCACTATATGCAGGGAGTAGTGATGCTGAAAAGATGCACAATTTTAGACAAGTCAATGGTATTGCTCCTAACTTTGTTCATAGCTTAGATGCCTGTCATCTTATGAAAACTGTGGTTAGTGCTAGAGATAATCATGGTATTGAATCGTTTGCTGTAGTACATGATTCTTTTGGTACTCATGCTTGTGATATTGAGCAACTAGGTATGGTGCTCAGAGAAACTTTTGTAGACTTGTATAAAGAAGATATATTAAAAAAATTTATGGAAGAGCAGGGAGACTTAGATTTGCCAAGTCTTCCTGAGTATGGTAAACTCAATATTGAGGAAGTGAAAGATGCAGAATTCTTTTTTAGCTAATTCTAATGTAAAGAATGTTTCAGCAGGAATGATGGCAGTAGTAGATGCAATACATAATTTTAGCAAGGCAGAAAGACACGCTATAATTCTTAGTGTGTTCAATTGTCTGTATAACAATAAGCTTCAAGATATGTATAGTGTTACAGATGTAATGTTAATGGTAGACACAATGAGAGAAGAGTGCAAACGCACAAAGGTTCCTGAGTTTGGGGGAGCAGAACGCTACATCAAAGGAGAATTATAATGGCAAAGCAGAAGTTTGACACCCATGTATCACCAGCTGGAATTGCAGTATATCCTTGGCTTAACAAGCCAGACACCAAGTTTGATGCTGATGGAGTTTTCTCAGTTAAGCTTATCTTTGATAAAGCTGCAACTAAGAAGATTAGTGACGTGGTAAAACCACTAATGAATGGTGGTAAAAATAATCCTATCAAACCTGAGTTAGATGATCAGGGTGAAAAGACAGGACAGTATGTTGCTAACTTTAAGATGAAAGCTCATGTCAAGACCAAAGGTGGCGATGAGTGGGATCAAAAGCCTATCCTGGTTGACTCTGATGGTAACAGGATGATTGCTGCCATAGGTGGTGGTAGTAAACTACAAGTAGCATACGAGGCTGTACCTTATGATGCTATGGGTGGTGGTGTTAGTTTGAGAATGAAGAAGGTCAGAGTCCTTGACCTTGTAGAGTATCAGTCTAAAGCTGATGGGACAGATTGGGGTGAAGAGAAGGGTAGTTATGTAGCACCTAAAGATGAATTTAAAGAAGCAGAGGAATCAGTAGATGAAGATGAAGAAGATTTCTAGTACTCAGTTGCATAGGGGTATGGTAGAGGGATATCGTTCTGGACTTGAAGCCTCAGTAGGAGCACAGCTTAATTCTGCTAAGGTTAGGTGGGAGTATGAGTCAGAACGTATCCCATATACTCCTAGACAAAGAACTTATACTCCTGATTTTATAGTAAAAGGTCAGGCAGTTAAGTTTTATGTAGAAACTAAGGGTAGGTTCCTTGGGTCAGACAGGACTAAACACCTTCTGCTCAAGGAGCAACACCCTCAGTTGGATATAAGGTTTGTCTTTACTAACCCGAATCAAAAACTATATAAGGGAGCCAAGACAACGTATGGAGAATGGTGCGAAAAACATGGATTTAGCTTTTCCAAGGGAAGCATACCAGACGATTGGATCAGAGAGTGTCTGCCTGAGGCATGAACCATGTCCTTCCTGTGGATCTAAAGATAATTTAGCGAGGTACGATGATGGACACGCATTCTGTTTTAGTATTGACTGTGATCATTATGAGCATAGTAATAGTGGTTCTACTGTCATTGCTAGAAACAAGTCAGCAAAGAATAAGGGGGCTTTCACTCCAATTGGAGGAGAGTTCAAGGAGATTTCAAAGAGAAAAATATCGGAATCTACTTGTAGGAAGTTCGGGTACAAAATTGGAAAATACGAAGGAAAGTCAGCACACCTTGCAGCATTTATACAAGATGGAGCCGTTGTAGGACAGAAGATTAGACTTAAAGGTAAAGAGTTTAGGACTATAGGTGACTGCTCTGATCTTTGGGGTAAGCACTTATGGAGCAGTGGTAAGAAGATATGTATATCTACAGGAGAATTAGATGCACTTAGTATTGCAGAAGCTCAAAGCTGTAAGTGGCCTGTGGTCTCCATTCCTAGTGGTGACAAGTCTGCTAAAAAAGTGGTGGCAAAAAATTTGGAGTGGTTACTTGGCTTTGATGAAACGATTCTTATGTTTGACATGGATAAGTCAGGGCAGAAAGCAGCTACAGAAGTGGCTGAACTATTCCCACCAGGAAGATGTAAGATTGCTAGATTGGGAAAGAAGGATGCGAGTGACTTACTCTGTGAAGAGGGAGGATCAGCAGTAGTTGATGCTATCTGGAGAGCTAGAGTACATAGACCAGATGGTATTATAGCAGGAGCTGATACATGGGACTTGGTTAATTGTCCTATGTCAGCTAGTGATCATGAGTATCCTTGGCAAGGACTTAATGACAAAACTTTAGGAGCTAGAAAAGGTGAAATTGTTACATTCTGTGCGGGAACGGGTGCAGGTAAATCTACAGCTGTTAAAGAAATCGCTTCTTATCTTCTCAGTAAGGGTGAGACTGTCGGCTATATTGCTTTGGAGGAGTCTGTTAGACAAGCTGCAATAGATTTCATGTCTATCGAAGCTAACATGATGTTACACTTAGAAAAGGACTTAGATGAAGAGTTTCGTAGACATATATGGGAGAAAGTATTTGCAGATAACAGATTATATCTGTATGATCATTGGGGGAGTTTAGATGCTGACATTTTGGCTAGTCGTATCCGTTATCTCGTTCACTCCTGCAATGTTTCTTGGATTGTTCTTGACCATCTCAGTATTATGGTCAGCGGAATTGAAGGTGGAGATGAAAGAAGATTAATAGATAATATAATGACACAACTTAGGTCACTAGTAGAAGAACTTAATATTGGTATGTTTGTTGTGTCACATTTAAAAAGACCTCAACAAGGGAAGGGACATGAAGATGGAAAACAAGTCAATCTCAGCGATCTTAGAGGGTCAGGAAGTATTGCTCAACTCAGTGATTTCGTCATTGGACTTGAGAGAAACCAGCAGTCGGACGGTGAGACCTCTATTAGAGTACTTAAGGCAAGATATAAAGGGTCATCTACGGGACTTGCAGGAAGCCTCTTCTACGACACCAACACAGGAAGACTTAGAGAGTGTGGAAATACAAAGATTGAAGGACATAATGCTGGACATGAATCACAGGATTTCTAAATTAGAAGACAAAGTTTATCCTAAACGAAGTATCTTTCAGGAGAGACCATGAGCTTAGACTTGATAGTAGACATAGAGACAGACGGATTACTTCCTAACGTCACCAAGATACATTGTATTGGTATGTCTGTAGTCGAAGCCCAAGCAGGACAGGTCTTTGCTAATCAAGAACCTTATGATTGTTTTGAGGATGCACTAGAGATCATGAGTGCTGCTAAGTCTATTACTGGACATAACATTATTGGGTATGATCTACCAGTATTGAAGAAGATATTAGGGTGGACACCTAGTAAGCACACAGAGATCATTGATACTCTTTTACTTTCTAGGTTGTGCCATACTAATCTGTATGAAGTAGATGCTAAGGAACGTAGTATTGACAATAAGCTCTATGGTTCTCATAGTTTAAAAGCTTGGGGTCAAAGAATAGGTGTATTGAAGAAAGCATTAGGTACAGTAGAGGGTGATATATGGAGTAAGTTTACTCCTGAGATGGCAGACTATTGTATACAGGATGTTAGTGTATCTGCCCATCTTAAGTATCACTTTGATATACTTGAATACTCTGAGGATGCTATCGACTTAGAACATAAGTTTGCACAGATCATACAGAGACAGGTAGAACATGGCTATGCTTTTGATGTAGACAAAGGTAAAGAACTTTATGTGAGTCTACTTAAACGTCAAGAGAAACTAGGTACTGCTCTTAGAGAAAGTTATGGTACTTGGTTTGTCTCTGAGGGAGAAGTAACTCCTAAAGTTAGTAGTAAGAAACGAGGCACTAGTAAAGGAGCTGTGTATAATAAGATTAAACAAGTAGAGTTTAATCCTAACTCCAGGGATCATATTTCTAGGTGCTTAATGAAGCAAGGATGGAAGCCCACAGAGTTTACTTCTGGTGGAAAACCTAAGATAGATGAGGCTGTGTTAGGTAAGCTACAGTTACCTAATTGTCAGGAGCTAAAAGAGCACTTCTTAATCTCTAAACGTATCTCACAATTAGCGGAGGGAAACCATGCTTGGCTTAAACTTGAACGTAATGGCAGAATATACGGATCAGTTAATACAAATGGGGCAGTCACTGGGCGTTGTACTCATAGCAGTCCTAATGTGGCACAAGTCCCTGCAGCATACAGTCCGTATGGTACTGAGTGTCGTAGTTTGTTTAGAGCTAGTACGAATCGTATATTGGTTGGTTGTGATGCTGATGGTTTAGAACTTAGAGCACTAGCAGGATACCTTAAAAAATATGATGGAGGTATATATGCCAAAGCAGCAGTCGATGGTATTAAAGACAACGGCAGTGACGTTCACTCCCTCAATAGAGATGCACTTGGACTATCATCAAGAGATATTGCAAAGACTTTTTTCTACGCTTTCATTTACGGGGCAGGAGATCAAAAGCTTGGTAAAATTCTTGGGGGTGGTGCAAAGAGAGGCAAACAGGGAAGAACTGCCCTGTTATCTGGAGTCAGCGGTCTTATGGAACTTACCGAAAAGGTTAAGCAAGTATTCAGGAGACGTGGGCATCTCATTGGTCTTGACGGTAGGAAACTACACATACGTTCAGAACACTCTGCTTTAAATACATTGTTACAAAGTGCAGGAGCTATACTCATGAAGAAAGCTTTAATCTTACTAGATGAACGTCTGAAGATGCAATACCAAGAAGGTGACTATGAGTTTGTAGCCAACATTCATGATGAGTTTCAAATAGAGGTCAAAGAAGAGTATGCAGAAGAAATCGCATCACACGCAGCTGAGTCTATTCACAGAGCAGGACAATACTTTGAATTTGGCTGCCCACTTTCCGCAACTAGCCATATTGGAAAAACTTGGGCTGAAACACATTAAGACTTTAGAAGATTTGGTAGTATTTATGAAACAAATGAACACAGTATTACAGAAAAGTAATCCATATCAATCAGTTGATCGAAGTGATCTAGGCCCATATTCAAAATATCATCATAAAGTGAGAACTAGTTTTTTAGGTTGGTTATTTAATTTTACTTGTCAAAAGTGTGGCTTAATTAATGAAGACAGAACTTTCTGTTTTCATCATATAATACCAGAGACTAAAAAATTTAATATCACACGACAAGCAGGGCATAAAGATAAATTACCGTTGTTTAAAGAATTATTAAAATGTGTGTATTTGTGTGAAAATTGTCATGCTCAAACACACGCTGACATGGGAGACGTAGATGAAGACTTCAAGGCTATTAATAGACGGAGACATACTTACATACAGAACTTGTTGGGCTGTACAGAATGAGGTAGAATGGCCTGATGGTATCGTCACTACAGCTACTAATTTAGCAGAGCTTAAAGCTCAAGCAGATAGTAGCATAAGGTACTGGCAGGAGAAGATAGGCATATCTAATTTTATTATATGCTTCTCTCCTAGAGGGTCAAAATATTTTAGGCACAAAATTTTAGCGGATTATAAAGGTAACAGAAAAGCTACAAAGAAACCACTAGGATACAATTCTCTAGTGGAGTACCTTAAAGAAACTCATACTACTTTTACTCTTCATGAGTGTGAAGCTGATGATGGGTTAGGTATACTAGCTACTGATGGTAGCCACTCTAGGAATGTGATTGTTAGCATTGATAAAGATATGTTGACAATACCATGTGAATACTTTAACATGGACACTGAAGTGATTGAGACTGTGACTGAATCTCTTGCAGATTATATGCACTTGTATCAGACACTGGTTGGAGACAATACTGATAACTATAAAGGGTGTCCTGGTATTGGGCCTAAGAAAGCAGTAGAAATACTTAAGACTCCTACTTGGGACAGTGTGCTTACAGCTTTTCATAAAGCTGATCTCACAGAAGAGGATGCACTAGTACAAGCAAGGGTAGCTAAGATATTACGAGCTGATGACTATGACTTTAAAACTGAGGAGGTGATACTATGGGAGCCGTCAAGAGTATGATGTATTGTGATGAATGTGGACAAGACAAGGAAGATCACATGGCATACTGTAAGAGTCAAGAGTTGAATGATCAGTGGAAAGGTGGTAGTACTAACATACGTCCTAGTTATTATGCCAAATATAAGATTGATCCTTGGACATTTATTATAGAGAATCAATTAGGGATGGACGTAGGTTCGGTAGTTAAATATGTAGTACGACATCGTGATAAGAATGGTGTTGAGGATTTAAACAAAGCAATAAAATGTATTGAGATGATGAAGGAGTTTTACTATAATGAAAAGAGTTAGAGAGTTTCATGAGAAGATGGAGTTAGCCATTGACCAACCTTACAGCAAAGAGTTAATGGACTTTAGATTAAGGCTCCTCTTTGAAGAGATACAAGAACTGGCAAGTGCAGCTCTTGATATTGAAACTAATTTGCACACAGAAGAACGTCATGTTATGATGCAAGACTTACTAAAAGAAATGTGTGACGTTGTGTATGTGATTAAGGGTATGGCAGTATCATTTGGGATGGACTTTGATAAAGCATTTGAGCTGGTTCATAAGTCTAACATGAGTAAGCTACCACTAATAAAGGACGCTAATGGTAAAGTCCAGAAGGGATTGAACTATGAGCCTCCGATACTGGAGGGATTAATTAATTGACCAAACCATCTGTAAGAGCACAAGTAATAACAAGACGTACCTACAATAGACCTACTGAAACAGGCTATGAGACGTGGGAAGAAACTGTAGACAGAGTAATACAACATCAGAAGTGGTTATGGTTACGTTCTCTTACATCTGATACTGGAGTTAACCTATATGAGTTAGAAGAATTAAGACAGTTGATGCTAGACCGTAAGGTCATGGTATCAGGTAGGACACTGTGGTTAGGGGGAACTGATGTAGCTAAGAAGAGGGAAGCTAGTCAGTTTAATTGTGCTCATCTTAAAGTGGAGACTATTCATGACGTTGTGGACTCTTTGTGGCTCCTGTTACAAGGTTGTGGAGTCGGCTTTACACCAGTTGTCGGAACACTTAGTGGATTTACGTCACCCATTACCACCATTGAAGTCCTTAGAAGTAAGAGAACCAAGAAAGGAGGACATGAAGGAAACAAAGAATCTTTCGATGCCGATACCAGGACTTGGAGTATTACAATTGGAGACTCCGCTGAAGCATGGGCAAAAAGTATCGGTAAGCTTCTGGCTTACAAAGGGAAAGCTACAAAGCTCGTTCTCGATCTCACACAGCTCAGACCAGCAGGACAAAGGTTAGCAGGGTACGGTTGGATATCATCAGGTGATGGCCCCTTGTCCAAAGCCTTCACAGCTATAACACATATTCTTAACAAGAAGTCTGGACAGTTGTTAAGTAAGATGGACATACTAGATGTCATGAACTGGTTAGGTACGGTGCTATCCTCTCGTAGGTCAGCAGAGATAGCTTTGGTTTATCATGATACTCCAGAGTGGGAGCAGTTTGCTAGAGCTAAAGATAATCTTGCTACTTCTCCTCACCGTTCTCAATCTAATAATAGTGTAGTCTTTTGGAAGGAACCTACTGATGCACAATTGGGACAAGTCTTTGAAATCATTAAAGAAAGCGGAGGTTCAGAACCAGGAATCATCAATGGACAGGAAGCAAGACGAAGAGCACCTTGGTTTTCAGGAGTCAATCCCTGTGCAGAAATCCTCCTTGGAAATAAAGCTTTCTGTAACCTTACCGAAGTGGATATTGGCAAGTTCAGAGATGACAACGGAGGACTTGATAGAGCACTCTATGTCACAGCTAGGGCTAACTATAGGCAAACGCTTGTCAATCTTGATGATGGAATCTTACAGAGAACATGGCATGAGAACAACGAATATCTCAGACTCTGTGGAGTTGGTCTTACAGGAATCACCACTAGAGAAGACCTTAATGAATACGACTATAAGAGATTTAGAAACATAGCAGTACATGGTGCATACTCAATGGCAGATGAGTTAGGTACTCAACGTCCTAAGAATGTCACTACTATTAAACCTAGTGGTACATTGAGTAAGATCATGGATACTACTGAGGGATGCCATAAGCCTATCGGTAAGTATATCTTTAACAATGTTAACTTCTCTGTGAATGATCCTATTCTACCTAAGCTCAGAGAAGCAGGGTATCATGTGGTGACTAATCCTATTGATGAACACAATGCTATTGTTACCTTTCCTGTATCTTGGGAGAACATAAGATTTACTAAAGAGGGAGACAAGTATGTTAATGACGAGACGGCTATTGAACAGCTGGAACGCTACAAGTTACTCATGGATTCTTACGTTGAACAGAACTGCTCGATTTCTGTTTATTATAAAGAGGATGAAATCCCTGCTATTAGAGATTGGCTTAAGGCTAATTGGTCTAGCTACGTTGGTGTTAGCTTTCTTCCCGTTACTAATACCGTCTATTCGTACCTACCACAAGAAGTAGTAACAGAAGAAGCATACAATGAGTATGTCTCACAGTTAAATGATGTAGACTTTAGTGATACTGGTAGTTCACATGAGATAGAAAATGATGAGTGTGTTACTGGTGTTTGTCCTACTAAATAAAATCTGAACACTGTTCAGATAATATCGGGTCTTTAGGAGAGCCTTTCATGGATATTGAGAATGATATTGTAATAACAAATGGTCTACTTAGGCTACTAGAAAATAACTTTGGTTCACATTTAGTATATAGTTGTGATACTTGGGAACAAACTTGTGAACTTAAAGGTCAACTTAAAGTATTGCACTGGTTAAAAGATAAGCAAGAAGAATTAAGAGAAGATCAGTTTAAGAATACAGAACAAATTAATATAAATACAAGTTAGGAGAACATTGTGTTACACCTATTGTCAGTCCTTATGTGTGGGGGAGCACCAAGAATACCTCCACCACCCCCACCTCCCCCTCCACCACCTCCTCCTCCCCCACCCCCTAGTCCTCCAGCTCCTATTGCTACTGTATCGGCTTCTGCTAAGAGTCCTTCAGAGAAAGCAACTACTAAAGCTAAGACTAGGACAGCAAGGAGAGCTACAGGTAAGTCGAGGTTCAGGACTTCTGGTGCTAGTGGGCCTACTGGATTGAATATAGGTTAGACTATGTGTGTATCCACAGGTAATAGATACCTTGATATAGGTCTAGCTGTAGCTATTGGTGCAGCTACTGGTGGTCTAGCAGCTCCAGCAACTTTAACGGCTGCTACTACTACTACACTTTCAACTACAGCACTAGCAACTCAAGCAGTAGGTATTGGTTTAGGTGCAGCTGGTGGTACAGCAGCAGGAATAGTAGGTGGTGCAGTATTAGGAGGAGTAGGGTCAGCTATAACTGGTGCTTTATTTGCTCCACCAGAGTTACCAACATATCAAGCACCACAACAAACAGCTCAAGTACAGCAATTCAATAGCCAACAAATAGCTACCACAGGTAGTGGTGGCAGACAAGCTACTGCTTCTTTAGCTGAAGCTATCAGTAGAAGTAAGCAACGTAAACTATCTCAAGCAGACGTAGGTGATCTTAGTATTGACACTTCTGCTTTTGCATCCACAGGACTTCAATTCGCATGACACAAGAGACAGCTTTAAGTAAAAGATACAGTGACTTAGCTGTATACAGACAGTGTTTCTTGGAGGAAGCTTGGGATGCAGCTGAATTAACTTTACCTTTTATTCTTCCTAGAAATGCTACATACAATCAAACATTACCTACTCCATACCAAGGGGTAGGAGCAAGAGGCATAAATAATTTAACAGCAAAATTATTATTGACTTTGTTCCCACCGAATTCTCCATTTTTTAAGTTTCAAATAGATGACTTCACACTAGAAGAACTAGAAGCTCAACGTGCTCCAGTAGAGGAAGGACTGAACTCTATGGAGAGAGCTGTGATGGATGAGATAGAAGGTAAAGCTATGCGTGTACCACTCAATGAGTGTATACGTCACCTACTTATCACAGGTAATGCTTTACTTCATGCTGATAAGAACAATGCTATAAGAGTATTTCATTTAGATCAGTATGTAGTTAGACGTGATCCTCAAGGGGTTGTACTAGAGGTCATAGTCAAAGAACAAATGAGTAGAGAGTTGTATAAAGACTTGTTTAACTCAGCTCCACCTAAAGAAACTGGTACTTCTGCTGATGGTAATGAAAAAGAATTAAGTCTATACACTTCAGTTAGACGTGTAGGTGACAAGATAAAAGTAAGACAAGAAGTAAACGATAAGAGAATTCCTGATACAGAATCTGAGTATCCTTTAGATAAGACACCTTGGTTAGCCTTAAGGTATAATGCTATTGATGGTGAGGACTATGGACGTGGTTTTGTAGAGGAGTACTTAGGTGATCTTAAGACAGTAGAAGGATTAAGCAAAGCTATCATTGAGGGTACAGCTGCTGCTGCTAAGGTGTTGTTCTTAGTTAAACCTAATGGTACAACTAAGATGCGTACTATAAGTAACGCACCTAACCTAGCTGTTAGACAAGGTAATAAAGATGATGTCACTGTAGTACAAGTAGAGAAGTTCAGTGATTTCAGAGTAGCAAGAGAGACAATGGAAGGTGTAGAGCGTAGACTAGCTGCTGCCTTCTTGTTAAACCAAAGTGTACAAAGGGATGCTGAGAGAGTAACCGCTGAAGAGATTAGGTTTCTAGCTAATGAACTAGAGACTAGCTTAGGTGGTATCTATAGTCTTCTTTCACATGAACTTCAGTTACCACTAGTCAAAAGAATTATAGCAGTACTAGAAAGAGAGAAGAAGTTACCTAAGTTGCCTGAAGGCACAGTAGAACCTGTGATTATCACTGGGTTTGAAGCACTAGGTAGAGGTAATGATGCCAACAAGCTGGCTACTTTTCTTCAGACTGCTACACAAATCTTAGGGCCAGAAGCTGTACTAGGATATACTAATGCTAGTGACGTTCTTAAACGTCTAGGAGTAGGCTTTGGTATAGACATGAAGGGACTCATTAAGAGTGAGGAACAAGTACAACAAGAGAGACAACAAGCCCAACAAGCACAACAACAAGCAGAGATGATGAAAGCTGCTACACCCAATGCTGTTACACAGGGTGGTGAAATGATTAGACAAGGAGCACAACAAGGTGAGCAGAATTAAAGATACAAATAAGAAAGAGCAAGTTAAAGAAAAAGATAAAATAGCTAGGTCTGTTACAAGTAAGGCAGAGCTAAAGGATGTTGAAGTAGTTAGTAAAGTATTAGAGCAAAAGCCTGAAGTTAGAACACATGGTTCTCTCCCATCAACGTACACTAAGATACAACTACGCAATGGGACAATTAAAGAAACTTATGGAGAACGATATGGCAAACCAACTGACGGTTGATAGTGAGCAAGTAGATGTAAGTGCTGAAGAAGCACACAATCAAGAGATGATGGACTTGGTGGAAGAGAAAGAAATTACTCCACCAGGAATGGAACCTCAAGATAAGTTTGGTGGTGACTATGACAAACTTATGCAGAGCTATCAAGAACTAGAAAAGAAATTAGGTCAACCTGCACAGCCAGAAATAGAAGCTGTAGAGTCAGACCTTAGTATACCTCAGACTCCTGAAGTAGCAGAAGGTGCATTTGATATGGCTGCTTTACAACAGGAATATATGTCTACTGGTTCTTTAACAGATAACAGTTATAAACAACTAGAAGATGCAGGTATCAGTAGAGAGTATGCTGATACATACATTGCAGGAGTCAAAGCATTGGGTGAACAAATAGGTAACAATGTTAAAGCTTCTGTAGGTGGTGATGCTGAGTATAGCAACATGGTTGAATGGGCTAAGGCTAACTATAACCAAGATCAAATACAAGCTTACGATAGAGCTGTAAATAGTGGTGATGTTAATACTGCTATCATGGCAGCTAAAGGTTTACGTTCTGATTATACCAACACAGCTGGTAGTGAAGGCAAGACTTATGGAGGCACTCAAGCTGAACCTGAGGGTTCAGGTGATGTCTTTAGGTCTAATGCTGAAGTAACTGCTGCTATGAAAGACCCAAGGTATGAGTATGATACTGCTTATAGGCAGGACGTACTTAATAAATTAGAACAATCAGATATCTTCTCTCAAGGGAGATTATAGGTAGTACTGCTATAAAGTATTTAAACAAGTAAACAAAAGCCAGCTGCGGTTGATAACTTTTAGTTGAAAGTTAGAGAAAAGTATAGCTCATTATGTTAGATACTTTTTATTAATTAAAACTAGGAGAACAGTATGTCAGTTACGAATACTACTGCACCCGTCCTTACTATGACACGGACAGGTCAAGCAAATTCTACTGGTGATTCCTCTGCATTATTTCTTAAAGTATATGCGGGTGAAGTATTGACTGCTTTTGAGCAAGCCTCAGTCACGATGGACAAGCACGTTATCCGATCTATTAGTTCGGGTATCTCTGCACAGTTTCCTCTAGTATGGAAAACTGCTGCTACTGAATATGCTTACATCAATGGCTCAGGTGATACGGGAACCACTGGTATTGAATTGGATGGTACGATCATCCACAAAAATGAGAAG